CCTTCCCAATGGAATAATAATGGTCATATAAGGAATGCCAAATGGCACCCCAAACACCATACAGAGCCGGAACCAATCAATCTGACCGTCCACCATATAAATATATTGTCCCATGACTGCAATCAAAAGAATCGCAGTGATTGGGAGTATGCTTTTGCTAATTAACTTCATTTTCATCAATCCTTATTTCTATTTTTCATCCGTCAGTCTCCTACCGGCTTTTCGTAATATTTCATCCATAGAAGAAGGTGCAATATAATCTACAATTCCCTGCTCCATGCACGCTTTGCATAGCCGTCTGACGCTCCAGCGTTTGTACCCATCTGTCGGGGGACTATCGACAAGTTCCAGAATCTTTTCCATGATGTCATTATTGAACTTATATCCACCTTTTTCCAGCACACGCTGTTTGCGGAACACTGCCGCTTCCAGACCGCCCTTTCCATAATCTGTACGGGTTGTCTGAACCGTTGTAGATGTTGTTTCTAATACCTTTGCCAGTTCTGATACTGTATATTTGGGAACTTGGGACATATCCGACATCAGAATGATTTTTGCACGGAGGATGGTGCGTGCGCTTTCCGTTCCCTCCTTGACAATCTTCTGAAGTCGCTCCCTTTCCTCATTGGTTAATGTAATTGTATATAAAGTCCTTGCCATATTTTTTCATCTCCATTTCAGTACAAGCATACCACAAAGAAGCTGGATATACAACTTTATATATGGACATCTATTCAGTTCCAGTGTATTCCTCTATACACTGCACCAATTTCTGCATTTCATCCTCAAGCAGGAATTTCACTTCAACCTGATCTTTATGATAAACATACACACCATCTATAAATGCCCGAACCAACTGTTCTGAAATTTTTTCCTCATTTCGAAATCGTCTGGCAAGATTTGTCACACCATCAGCTGTTTCTTTAATTTCATCCTGTTCACGGATCACTTCTGTCTTCTGTTTCTCTGCTTCTTCCAACTGGGTGAGCCGCTCGGAAGCTTGCTGCTTTTTCAGCAGATAAATCTCTTTTGTGATTAGTTGATCGGCATACCGCTCATACAATCGAATTTTCTCTGCTTTTAGTTGTTCCACTTCCAGAGCAATCGTTTTTCGGTATTCCCTATTTTTCGCCCGGTTATTAGCAGCAATCTCTCCTGCCTGCACTCCAAGTTTCTCCATCGTTCCTATCAACTCATGGATAGAACGAAAGACGATTTCTTCAAGCTGCTTTACGGAGTATTCTTCTTTGTCGCACTCAGAATATTTCCCCACCTGCCTGCCATGCCGACAACAAACAATTTCTTTGTATGTTGTCGTTTCATAAGCTAATCTTCTCCTGCAGTTGCCACAAAACAGCTTGCTTTTCAATGGATAGCGATTGGTCATTATATATTTTGGATTCTTTCTATCCCTGATCACCAGATTGGCCTGTTCAAATTCTTCATGGGTTACAATCGCTTCATGGACTTCTTCTACTACTGTCCATTCATCTTTTGGCTGGGTCACGCCCTTTCCTCCCACACAGATAGATTTCCTTCGCCCCATAACCATCGCACCGGTATATTCATATCTTTTAAGTACACTCCAGACCTTGGATGTGTCCCAAAGTCGTTCTTCCATCTTAGTACGGAATTCCGCCAGTTTCCAATTATGATGGGTCTGATTATACACCCAAGGCGTCGGCTTATTATTTTCATTCAGATAGGCTGCAATTTCCGTTGTGTTTAGGCCATCCAGTGCCTTTTCAAATATCATCCGCACGATAGCCGCTGCATCAGGGTCAATTCTCCATTCTCGCTTATCCCCTCTATGTATAATATAACCAAACGGTGCGCTCCCAGAAGTGCTGATACCTTTTTTCCATCGGGTTCGATTGGCAGCTTTCAGTTTCTTAGACAAATCACGGCTGTAAAAAGTGTTAATCATGTTGCTGACCGCCATATCAAAGCCCATCGTCCCACCGGTAAACTTCGAGCTGTCATACCCATTGTTGGCAGCAATAAAGCGTACATTCAACATTGGAAAAATCTGTTCTATATAATCGCCAGCAGTAATATAATCACGTCCAAGCCGGGACAAATCTTTTACAATGATTACCTGTATATTCCCTTTTTTAGCATCTTCTAACATACACTTAAATGCCGGACGTTCAAAATTCGTACCGGAATAACCATCATCTACATATTCCTGCACATCACCCTCTAAGTCTTCCCGTTCTTCTACATAATCCCTTAATAATAATCTTTGATTCTCAATACTATTGCTTTCGTCTTTTCCGTCTACACCCAAATCGCCATCCGATTCCGAAAGCCGCAAATAAAGTGCTATCATCTTACGCTTCCTTTCTCCCATTCTCCGTCAAGAACTCATCCACCAGTGCGTTGTCGAATACGTTCTCACATTTGAACTCAAGCGATACCTTGCTATCGTCCCATACCCAAATACGGCCGACCAGTTCTTTGACTAATCGTTCATCAAACTCTGTAACCTCCAGATATTTCTCCAGATATTGTGCCTGCTTTTGATACTGTTTTAATGCACGCTCCATTTCTTTTAGCTTATCACTCATTGCTTTCTGTTTTTCCATCAGAACCTGCTTATCTTTGTTTAGTTTTTCTTTGATCATTAAATACTCTTCTTCGTCCAGCAATTTCTCTGCAAAGCTCTCGTATGCCTTTATGATTCTTTCCTCAACTTCCTGTATCCTCTGGCCTAACCGAGCAACATTACGTTGTACATGGTTCATAGTTCCTGGTTTTTTCAATTCCTGCTGCATTGCAGAGATTAATTTATTCTTATCACAGGCAGTTTGAATTAAAATACGAATCTGATCCATCACTACAATTTTCAGAAAATTCTGTTGAATCTTTTTGTTCCTACAATTTTCATATTTTTTACTGTATCTACACCGGTAATATAAAAAGGTTAAATCCATGTAGCCCCGGTGATGGGAACCTCTTGTGAAATTCATCTGACGCCCACAATCCGCACAGAATACCATACCCCGGAACACATCCGGCATTTTTTCCCTTGCATCTGTACGAACCGCCAACTGTTCTTCCATATCCCTTTTATTCTTTGCGATTCGATTTTCGATTTGTTCATAATCATTCATGGTAATATACGGTTCATGGAAATCCGGAAAATATATCCAGTCCTTTCGTTCTGTCCGATGTCCTGAAATTCCCTTATATAAAGAGACCTTACTCTTTCCCATCACATGGAATCCGGCATACGCTGGATTAATCAAAATCGTCTTGACCGTATCGGAACTCCAGTGTTCCCCATAATTCCAGTTGTCATATTTGGCTGGCGTCGGTGCACCGATTAACTCCATCCGCTTGGAAATCTCCAGATTTTTCACTCCGGCAAGTGCCCATGCAAAAATTATCCTGACATACGGTGCCACCGCTTCATCTATCTCCAGACGATTCGTTTCCCTATTCATTCGATACCCGTATGGTGCATTGATTCCCATGACACGCCCTGTTTTCTTGCACATTTCTCGAAAAGTTTCCTGTTTTCTGGAATAGTCTTTTGCATACATAGCATTGACCATGTTTTTGATTGGAATAGACAGGCTGTTCCGATCTTCCTCCCGTGTACTGTCGAACTGGTCTGTAATCGCAATGAATCTGACATTCAGTAGTGGGAAGATTGTCTCTATGTAGTAACCCGTTTCCAAATAGTCCCTTCCAAACCGGGACAAATCTTTTACTACAATGCACTGTATTCTCCCAGTCTTTACATCTTCCATCATCCGTATAAATTCTGGCCTGTCAAACTTAGTACCTGAAAAGCCATTATCAATATAGGTTTCCTTTAGGACAAGTTCCTCGTTCTCTTGGATATAATTTTCTACCAAGGCAATCTGCGTTTGAATACTGTCATCCGTTTCATGCCCATTATTTTCAACAGACAGACGGATATAGGCAGCTGTTGCTAACCTATTTTTCTCTGATAACTCCTCTACCTGTTCCAGTACATTTTGGTTTGTTGCATCCATTCCAATCAACGGAACTGCATTTATATTCTTTCTGCTTTTTCTAGCCATCTTATATTCTCCAATCTTCTGGAAATTCTTGGAACCATTCCCGTTCCCGAAGTTCTACCGAACAAATTTCTAACCGATCTACTACAATTCTGGATACATACCTGTTCAATGTTTCCTTATCTAATATACAGTCGGGAGAGTAGGACAGATATAACTGTATCCATGGGTTTTCTTCTCCTAATGCCGTCTGCATCGTCTGAAGCACTTTTTCATGATCCTTGAAATACGTTTCCTGCCGTAATACATTCTCCCGTGCTTCCTGCTGCCTCTTGATATTGTCCTCCTGGGATAGTTCCCCATTCTGGCAGGCTGCATAAATCTTCATTTTCTGGACTTCCTGTTCTGCTAATGCAAATGCTTTTCTTTTATACTCTTCCCGGTATGCCAAAAGTCGCATTTCAAGAACTGCTTCTCCATTCCGGTGCAGCTGTTCTAATGCAAAAACCGCTCTGTCTTTTTCCTTTTGCAGTGCTTCTCTTACAGCCACATCTACTGCATCCATCGGCAAACGTCTATATCCGCTATCTACATTCATCCGGCTGTCAGTATAGGTAAAATACTTCTCCCCATTTCTACTCTCCTTGTAACGCACACAGAATCCTCTTTCTTTGTCAGCCACCAGCCCCACATATTTATGTTTTTCTTTCGGTTTCTTGCTGACATATGTGGGAGTATGAATGGCTTTTTGTGCATCTTGGAATAGCTGTTTCGTAACAATCGGTTCATTTGTAAAGAAAACTTCTTCTCCTTTGACGATTTTAGACCAATGCCCCTCATAAACCGTCATACCTAACAATCGTCTAATGGAAAGTCTTGTCCATTTATAGGGATCTTCTATTTTCACATTTGTTCCCCGTTGGGATAAAGGGGATGGCACTTTTTCTTCAGATAATGTTTCTGCTACTTTTGCTAGCGAAATACCATCAGCACACATCTGAAAAATTCTCCTGACTACTGGAGCGGTTTCTTCGTTTATCACCAGCTTATAATCTTCTGTCAGACGATACCCATATTTCGCATCATTCCAGGACAGAACACCTTCCCGATTCCGTTTCAGCACTTGATGACGTATGGTCTCTCTACGAAGAACTCCGTACTTCTTATCAAAATATTCTTCAGCCTCCGCATTCGTCTTTTCAATCCCTATGAAATCGTCTTCTACAACAACGAAACTGATTCCTGCATAATGCAAAGTTTGCAAGAGTACTTCTTTGGCACTCCATAAATCTTTTCCAGCTCGAAAGATGGAATCCACGATTACTGCATCAAATTTTCTCTGTATCCCGTCTTGCAGCAATCTCTCAAATGCCTGGTTTTCTTCTTTACTTTTCTTCCGGTCACTATATTTATCTGCTATTTTCCATCCATGTTCAGAAGCATACATACGGATACGCTCATTCTGTTGCGTAATAGCATCAGCTTCTACCGCTGCCCCTGGAAAACAGCTTATTGTTCTGGTATAACTTACAATCCGCATACTTCCTGCTCCTCTCCACAACGTTCTTCCAATACACCGGAAAGGATAAACATTTCCTGCATTTCATCGTCATGCTGAAATTGGATTGTAACAGTATCCTTATCATGTACCACAATTTTATCAATCAGGTTTATAACAACCTGACGCTCCAGTTTTTCAATATTCTGATGCTTCTTGAAGCTCTCCAGCCACGGTTGCAAGTGTGTTTTATTTGCCAGTAGCCTGTGTTTTCTTTGCGACATCCAGCTTTTTTGAAAATTTCTCGTTGATTTCCTTGAACTCTTCTTTTGTAATAATCTCGTCAAGCATATCGACATATACTTGTGCTTTCAGATTTCCGTACCTCTCGATTACGGAATCTAATTCTTCTATCTGCCCCGTAATTACTTTAATGCTACTCTGTTCTTCTGGTATTCGATCAATCTTCTTTAGGATTGCTTCTGCCTTTACAATAAGTTTAATCTGAAATTGAACCGCTTCCAACACAATCTGTTCCAGCTTTTCCGTGTTAATCAGATGGGAACTGCATCCATTCCCATTCTTGTAAGTACTGCAATGAAAATAGTTATACGCCTTCCCTTTTTTCGTAGTTCTTCGTCTAACCATGTTTTGGCCACAGTCACCACATATCACCAAACCAGAAAACAGATACACGGCATCTTCCTCCGGTGCAGTTCTCGTATCAAATAACAATAACCGCTGCACTTCATCAAAAATACTTTTTTCTATAAGTGCTTCATGGGTATTCTCCACTCGAATCCAATTTTCCTTTGGTACCGGACGGCTCTGCTTGATCTTATAATTGATTTTACTGTTCACGCCCTGCACCATGGTTCCAGTATAAATCTCATTGGTCAGGATACGGTTGATTGACATTACAGACCATCCCGGATTCTCACCGCCTTTAAAGCCACAATCATAATTCAATCCCTTGCTTCTTTTGTACTCAGCAGGTGGAAGTACACCCATATCATTTAATACTTCAGCAATCCTCTGGGAATTGTACCCGGACAGCTTCATCCTGAAAATTTTCTGCACCATATCCCCGGCAAAGGGATCGACAATTAAATGATTATTATCTTTTGGGTCTTTGCAATAACCGTAGGTTGCAAAACTCCCGATAAACTTTCCATTCTTTCTTTTCACATCCAACTGGCTACGGATTTTCATAGAAATATCCCGGCAGTAAGAATCAT